CGTATATAGAATGACTTCCTTCTAATGGTTTATCATCAATAATACCAACAGGTGTAATATCTTCTTCCATCTGTTTTACTTTGTCTTCATATAGTAAAGATTTAAGATCAACATCACTTAAGTCACCAAATGCGTCAGAAGATATAAACCATGCAAACATGACTAAGTTCATAACTAGGTCATCATGATTTCCAACGGTTGCTGAGTAGCTTCCTTTACTAATTTCAAATGTGGTTAGCTCATCAATAGTATTAGCATCAACCAAACGTAATTTACTTAGTTCAATAATATCTTTTAGATTCGAACAGCCGATACGCTTAACACGCTTGTTCATCATTACTCCGATTCCATCTGATTTGATCGATGAAGAAACAAAGGTATTATCATATTCGTATTCGTAATATACATGATTACATACAACTTGACCAGCATCATTATTCTCTATAATTACTAAAGCGTTATTATACAGCGATGCTATTTTTACAATAATGTCTGGGAATAACATCGGCGAAATTAAATTATTTCGGTATGTACACACTTGATGAAACCCATCATCATCCATTTTAATAACATTAAATGTAGAATAATCCTGACCTCGTCCCTTTGAAACATCAACGGTCATTATATAACGACAATTCTCTATTGGATTCTCATAGAAAAAGACTTCGTTTCTCACAGTTAATGGTGTTTGAGCTTTTAGATTCAAAAGAGTATTAGATGATATAAGTGTATTCGAAGTTCCATGGAATGAATTACCAAACTCTTGTTCAAATTGTAATTCTGATGTATTTGAAATTGTCTGATCTTTCCATTTCTGATCTCGACCAGGAACATCCCACCAATCAACACGAAAAGCTTTAAACTCATTTGTATTTTGTACAGCTCCTTCATACAATCTATGAAACACATTGCCAACACCATTTGCAGTTGATGTGATAATCACTTTTGTTTCTTTACCTGCTGAAACAACGGGATATGTCGATGTGTAGAACTGAGCAGCATTCTCAACGAAAGCAAACTCATCAAGGAAAAGGAGATTCACAGATAGACCACGAATAGATGAACCAGATGTGGCAGCTGCTACAATCTTTGTATTATTTGCGAATGTTATATTACCTTTATTGAGTGCTTTACAACCAGGCTGAAGAAAGAATGGTAGATTTTCGAGCGCAAGAGTAATACGTGATAGCATCTCTCGTGCAACAGCACCTTTATTGGCTAGAATAGCAATAGTTTTTTCTGGATGAAATACTGCATACCACAGAATATAAATGACAGTACTAATAGATTTGCCTGATTGCCTACAAGCTAATATAATAGAGAAACGATTATCATTAAAATGATTAAACATTTTCTCTTGATATTCATACGGTTTAAAATTTACGAGACCGTCGTCAAGTGATATTACCTTAATATACTTCTCAGCAAAGTATATCGGATCTTTCATACACTTCACATATTCAGATACTTGTTCTTCTGTAAAGTTTTGGTTAATTCCATCTCTCTTAACAAGAGGATTACCCAAATACCCAGCACCATTAATTATTGTCATTATTATTACTCAAAAACTTTTGTAGTTCTGTAGTAGAACCGACAAAAATCGCATTATTTGTAGTATTACCTGAAGCTCCAGGTTTTTGTTCTTCAGATTGGGTTAGTTCTTTTCTTTTCTTTTGTAAAGTTATAAGCTGATCCATCATATCAGTAGTGGTCTTAAACATTCCTGCAAGAACCTCAAATGCGCGTGGATGTTCAGTCTCACTTGCAAGAGCCATCATATTATCAATTGCTTCTTCAGCCTTTGTAATTAAATCCTTTATCTTTTCTCTTGAGTATGCGTAATCTTCCTCAGTATCAACAACAATTTCTGTCTGAGCTACCTCAGTTTTTATCTTTTTTAATTGTTGTGGAAGGTTGGTTTCAAGGGCTGCTAAAATATCTTTTTTAGTATTAGTCATTATCAAAAGCCAAATGTTGTATTGGCAGTAAAATCATCAGGAGAATCATTTGGTGAACTTAAGTCAGTTTGTACTCGATCAACCGCTGTTTCTGCAGTTTCTTCTGTTGAGCTGTTATATAAGTCTGCAGTAATTGCTCGAATAACTGGTTTACTAACAACTCTACCAGTAAAGCGAATTTTCATTTCAAAATCCAAGGTATAAACAATTGTTCTACGAGTAGTAAAATCTCCTTCGTAATCATCTTCAATTGTAGTTCCTGTTAAAACGATTGGTACATCAACAGAGTTTCCAACACCATCCATATCTTTAATAGCAACAGTATACTCAGGAACAAATGTCGGCAATATTTGTTCAAATATCTGCAGCGCTTCATCTTGAGTTTTAGACAATATATTTAGTTGCATTCCGAGAGTATAAGGCACAGATTGTCTAAGCGTATTTTTATTTAACTCTGTTCCTGCTATATCAAATCGTTTAATATTACCTTTGTTTAAAGCAGATGAACTATCACGAGCAATAGAGCTAATTTCAAAACTCATACGAGGTAACTTAATCGCGAGTTTCTGATCTTCTAAACTACTATCTTGATTGATACGTGCAAGGAATTTACTCCTTGGTCCATACGCCAAAGGCACACGAGTTTCAGTCGCACCAGTTTTAACGATCTTAAGATTATTAAATATCGTTCCGAAAACTGCGACAGACTTCTTTAATGTCTGATTATAAAAATGTACTCCGTCTAACATGTTATACTGTATCTACCTCTCCAAATGGGTTAATCTCTGAAAAGTCGATAAAGTTATTACCAATCGATTCAAATTCTTCGTTATCTGCAAATGCATCGTTTGTATCTATTGCTGTGAATGAATCTTTATAAGAACTTGCTACAGCAGGATCTTTAAGAGCAATTGAATACGATGCTTGCGATCTCTCTCCAATTAAATTACCAACAACATCACTCGTTAGGCTAAACGATAGATTAGTACCATCGCTTGATTCAATACCAACAACATCAACTTCACCAGTTCTTACTTCAGCAATCTCTCCACTAATTGTAACTTCTGGAGAACCGCCTAAAGATTGTGTAATGTTTTCACCAACAATAAACGAACCAGTTCCAGTTCCAAGATTAAATGTAGTACGAGTTGCAAAATTTGTTTCGATCGAATCAATCTCTTCGACACCAGTATCAATCGCTTCGTTACCATATTCAAATAACTCACACGTAAGTTTATACGTCGGCATATTTTGAAGTTGATAGAATGGTGTATCTCCATCAACATATCGAATTTCAAATAATCCTTTAACCAACGGGAGATAAATTAAATCTCCTTCATTCGGTCTGATTAACTCGTTAGGAGCATTACCGAATCTACCAATTAAATTATTCCAACGTTTACGTGATAAAACAAAACTGATTTGATTTCTTACTTCTAATCCAAACTTACTTAAAAGGTTGCCATCTCCTTCGTAACCATCAACCGCATCAACATACATTTCAATCATGTATGCTTCTCCGAACTTACTTAACTCTTCTTCATTAAATACAGAGTTTTCATTAACAATAGTTCTTGGTATATAATAGCACTCATGCCCATATATACGAAGACTCTCTATAATTATATCTTCATAGAGATGTTTCTCGCCTTGAGTACCATGAGAAAAATAAACGTTTCTTGGCATAATACATTATCCCATGAATAGGTCAATGGGTTTTTCATAAGTTAGTTGCATCGTTTCTTCGATCTTTTCAATATCTTGAACAGCATCATCATAGATTTGACGACCATTCAATGTGACTCCACCCGGAAGTTGCATTCCTTCAAACTTAATAAGATTTACTCCCCATTGTCGTTTAATGAGAGCTGTAAGATATTTCTTTAAAAGCATATCGTTATATACATCTGTATATGTATCAGGATCTAAAATTTCGTGACCTTCTACAATAATGTATATTCCTTCTCGTAAATCATCTCCTTCAATATAAACTCGATTTTGATGGCGAGAGAATGTACTTCTTTCACTCATACCATTAATTTTAAGATCAATTAAAGACATGTATTGCTTTGTCATTTCGTAATCAATCAAAACTCCTGGATGACGTAAGTTATAAAGATCATTCAAATGCATTTGATACTCAATTGAAAACATTCCAGCTTGTGATGAACTTGCTTTAATTGGAAATATATTATTTACAAATATCATTGAATCGGGTAATTCAACAAACCCATTTTCAATATCACCCTTTGTTACAGCTGAAACTGTTGTGCTTTCTGATCCATTCGTAATTGTTTCTGTAGCAAATTCAGCGCCATTTACAGTAACATTGGTATAACGTATTGTTGTAGAATCTGGAATAGAAGTTATAGAGGCTATAGCTCCAGATGTTTCACCCTTTACCGCATTACCTACTTCAAAAACAGATGAATCTGCAACAGTTAAACTAGAATTTGTAACTCTGTGTTTACGATAATTCCGCACTATCGAATCAGAATGGTATTCTTGATAAAACTGTAAAGCTTCATCAACGCGATCTTCTAATTGATCTTCGTCAACATTAATTTCAATTACTGGAGCACCTAAGGCTCGAAGTGAATAATCGATTAATGTTTGTCTTGAATTGGGTTTAGCCATGGTTCTATTTATACATTACGAACTAATCATTCAGTGATGATTAGACTATACGCGCTTAGTGGAAATTAACCCAAGCACTTCCAGTATAACCCTGGAACGTGTTAAACTGAGTTACGAAAACCATCATACCAGCTGCAGGTGAAGGGATAGCAGCATCTCTTGCAGCTGTAGTTGCATATACACCAGGTCTAAGCCATTTTTCTGATTGGACACTTCCAGTTACATCAACGTCACAACTACCAGAAATATTTCCACCACTTGTAAATTCTAGGTCACCGCCGCCACTAAATTCCATACTATCTGCAATTTCAACAGATCCTTCAAATAAAGCATCTCCGCCAGATGTAAAGTCATTTTCAATTCCTAAATTTTCAATTTGTGCAGTTCCAGCAACATCTAAATTTTTTCCAGAATTTGGTGTTCTGTTTATACCAACAGAGGTGTTATGAAATTTACTTACCCCACTGGCCGCATTTATTTCTAAATGAGATCCTACATCACCAATATCCATGTCGCCTATTTTATATGAATAATTACCTGGCTGAATAAGTAAACCTTTTTCTCCACCTTCTTCAACTGTAACACTACCAACTGCAGTAAAAGTTGATGAGCTGGAAGTAGGTGTATGATTAATGCCAACTTTGTTTAATATTCCGTCGGCGTATAAAACATTTGTATCGACACTAAATACTCCACCGCTAGTAATACCTAATTGACTAAGACCCAATAAACCAGCATTAACGTTTATATCTTCTTCAAAATCAACAGTACTATCAAATAAGCAGTCACCTTCGAACGATGCAGAGTTGCTAAAGAAAGCTGGTTTATGAATACGAAGATTCGTGCCTGCAGGTGTTACGCTCAACACATCTGTATTTGCAGCAGTGCCAACTTTATGTGTTATTTTAAATTCACCGATATTGGCATCACCCGACGAACCATACATTCCCATTTGTATTGCATCTCTGCCAGCTTCTCCTGAAGTATTTGGCCTTACACCAGTATGATAAAATTGTAAACCATGGGATGCGAGACGAGTATCTGTAAATATCAATTTCTTATTAGCGCCAACATTTGTATCACTAAATAATTTTATTAAATTGGTGTTACTAAATCCAACATCTACATTTTGAGCATCTAATCTTATAGCACTCTGTGTAGCATTTGTTTGACCTGCAGGGATAGCAGCTATAAATTTTATTTGTCCTCTATTAGCTGTACTACCTGAAACAGCTGAAATTTGTTGCAATACAAAGTTATTACTATTTGCACCTTCATAGCGCATTGACAATTCATCTGAATCGGCTGCAGCTTTTTGAAGTCTAATAGCACCAGTTTTGTTATAGCAATTATTTTTAATAAGAGCTTTATTAGTATTTGGCAATAATATATCACCGGCAAATCTAGATTTACCTGAGACAGATAAAATAGAACCAGCTGTTGGTGAAGCAGTACCAATACCAACTCGATTATTAGTAGAATCAACGTGCAATGTGCTTGTATCGACTGTTAAGTCACCGTTAAATCTTGAATTACCTTGAACAACAAATTTTACCCCTGGGGTTGTAGTGCCAACGCCAACTCGATTATTAGTAGAATCAACAAATAATGTATTTGTGTCAAATGTAACATCACCTGTAAATACTGGACTTGAATTTGATATAATTCCTAATTCGTTTAAAGTTTTGTTTATAAAGTGTGGATCAGCTTTAGTTCCGGCTGCAGTAGCATCATAAATCATGATTCCTGCATCTGCAAGAGTTGCTACATCAAATGTTAGTGGTTCAGTCCCAGTTCCGGCAGACCCATCATAACCAAGATTCTCTTCGGCAATACTGATTGTTTCGTCTACAACATAACCAGTACCAGGATTAGAAACTGTAACAGAATCTGCAGAGCTTGTTGTGGTCGTTACACTGAATGTTAAATCAGGAACACCTGAAACATTACCTAAATTTGAATTAGGAACCTTAATTATGTCACCACTGACATAACCAGAACCTGGATTAGTTATAGTGATAGTGGCAATACCGCTAACAGTTGCAATACTAAATGTTGCACCTGTAGCAGTTGTTATAGTTGATCCACCTCGCTCGACTTCATATTGACCAGGCTGGGCAGCACCAATTGCATATATATTGTCTGGTCTAGCAGGTCCTTGACCTCCAGTTACTGTAACACTGTCAATAAGTCCAGCAGTTAATACAACATCAAAGGTTGCACCTGTTCCCACACCAGCTGAAGTACTAGATACACCGCTGTAAGTACCGGCAACCATTTGAGAAGAACCAGAACCTATAGTATCAACAGTTCCTACTTTACCGTCTTTAATTTCTACATCAGCCAATGAATCAAGCTTAAGATTGCCGATACCATCTGCTATTTCATTTAGTGTGTTTAATGTTTCAGGCGCACCATCAATAAGATCTGTTATTTTTTGATCTGTCTGAGCTTTAGTATATGAAGCCGCGGCTTCTGTCGATCCTGGTGTGATCGCTACTAATGTGTTTCCTATGTAAATTTTAGCCATTGTAATTTCTTTTTCTTTTATTTATATATTATCCAACAGTTACTCGAGGTGTAATATCAACTTGACCTTCGACAACACGTGTTACGATTGGAGTAGAATCTCCTGAACGTATTTCAATATCGTAAACATATCTTCCAGCTTTAAGTGCTCCGGTTTGTGCAGCAGTTAAAGAACCGGTTAATTCTTTATTGGTATTATTTATGGAAATAGTAAAATCAACTGCATTCGTAGAAGTATAAGTCTTGCGCAATTGTCCTTTATGTGTATAGCTAGATAAATCAGTCGACCCAACAGTAGGCGTAAGATCAACAATAAAGTTAAAATCTGATCCTTGATCGATATACAAATTTGAATAAGTCGCCATATTATCTATTTATAACTTTATTAGTAAGTGTGTGTAATAGTTGTGTTTGAAGTTAGCTCATTAGTATTTCCATCACCCCAATGAGCAGTAGATCTTCCAAAAAATACTGCTTTAACGTTAATTGTATCATTGGATGAAGGATTATTAAATACCCATATTCCTTCTGGGTCACCTTCAGCAGACCACACAATATCAATGCCGTGTCGAACTTCTATTACTTGATTAGCTCCATCACCAATCTTTATATCTGCTGCTTCGTATAATCTCATAATCGTATATTAATTAACTCTTCCTGTAACGTTATACACATTTATTGTATCAATATTTAAATCTTCTAATTTACCTGTTTGTATATTTACCTTTATATTCGAAGTAGGAGAAATTAAAGAAGAATAAAAATTAGTAAGTTCAGTAGTATTTAAAGTTCCTGATCCGCTCACTGAAACACCATCATCATCATTGTTTAATGAAGCAGTTACAACAGTTGATGCTGCATCTGCTCCAATTACAATAGAAAATTGTAAAGTAAATCTATTATTTTCTGATCCACTAAGAGGTATAGCAGTAGTACTTCCTATCTGAAAATCAGGTTCTCCAGTTGCAGGATTACCTTGAAAAAGTCGAACATAACCAGTAGAATTCTGATAATTAAAAGGTAAAAATTTAGCCATAAATGATACATGATCATGACTTGTTATATTTTCGTTAGATTGTGGAAATGCTCCAATATCTACCAGAGATATCATAAATGATCTTTGATTTATGTTTGGATTAGGGTCAGTATCAATAGTAAAATTACCACTAGTAGCATATTGATACGTTACTGAAACCGTGATAGTATCTCCAATCTGTGCTCTAATTGGGTCTGAAGTTCTTATACTTCTAAATGATGTGGAACACCGTATTCTATTATTTGTTGGATCATTTTTCCAATTAGTTGGTTGAGAACTTTGGGATCTTCCTTCCCAATCTGGATGATCTGTAGTATTAGTTGTTGAAGAATCATCGGCATATCCTTGTGATGTACCAAATGATGTATCAATTCCACCATTAATAGTAACTGTCCAGTTTTTGTTTTCTAAACTTAGTAATGCAGCATTATATTTTCCAAGAGTGGGCAATGCGTTAGTGCCCTCAAGTTGTACTGTTCCATTTGTTTTCTCGTTTGTGTCTAAAGAAGTTAGTACATGATCAACGTCGCTTACTGATAAACTATTATTTGAAAGGTCTACAGTTTCTAAACTAGTAAGACGATTAACATTAGATATTGTTGTAAGTAGATTATTTGAAAGATCTAATTCCTTAATAGTAGCGTTATTACTTGTTGAAAAAGTTATTTGATTAATATCGTTATTTTTAGCCTTTAATATTTCTAAAGCTTTAAATTTAGCTACAGACAATTGACCTCCAACAGCACCCACATTGGAAGATCTATCAAAATTTAATTCAGTAATTCTATCTAAGTTTGTTAACGAGAGAGTTTTCATGATAAGTAATAATTATAAACTTTATTACCTATTTTAAATAGTAATAATATATAATGTTCTGCTATCAGGTGAACTCAATTGATTATAGTCGTTTGCAGTAATCTTTACAACAGTGTCAACGCTTGTGCTTTTTACACATGAATCCAACAAATTACCTGGTGTAATTTTTTTACTTTCACCTTCATTAACAATTACTAAAGAATCTCGATTTAAATCAAGATTTCCAGATGATAATGCATTTAAACTTGTTATTTTTTTATCAGTTGCCATATTAGAATTTGTTTAATCGTTAATAATATAAATGGTGTTGTCATCAACATCTGCTCCTAATGCATTGTATTGGGCCTGTGTCATATTACGAACAGAATTAATAGGAGCAGTGTCGGTTCGATCATTTTGAACAGGTATACCTTTAGATGTGTTATTAGATCCTATTACTTCTCGAGTTGAAGTTCCAATAGAACATGTTTTTACTGTTCCGTCAATATTAACATCAAGCAATACTTCATCACCACTTCTACGAACGGTATACATATTATATGGAAGAGTATTGTCGGCTTCTTCACCTGATGCTGCACCTCCATCTGGAATAGATGTAGAAGTATTACCTAATGTCATTGAAACATTTGCGTTTGCGCACCTAACTGAAGAGTTTCTAACACCTGAAACAGACCATTTTCCGAACTCAGCTACATTAGTAGGCGTTTTAACATAAGATCCAACCGCGACACAGTCGTTTCCAGCTCCTGTATTATTATCACCAATAACAATAGCTCTATCTCCTTCTGCTGCATTTTGTATTCCAAATACTGAGCTAAAAATTGAACTAGCTCCGATTGTATTAGATAAACCATATGTTAATGAATTATTAGCACGTGTTACATTTACATTAGATCTACCAAAAATGAGATCGTCAGCTGATATAAACTGTAAATTTAAAAACCCTATTGTACTACTAATAGTACTTACATCATTTAACAACCCACTAATTTGACCAGGAAAATCTGCAGAAGCTACTTTCTTAATTTCGTTATTTGCATTTTTAATAAACAAATGACCATCTGAGTAATTAATAGCTATTTCACCATATGATAAACTACCTGGAGCTGGAACAGCTCCAGATGCTTCGCTCTTTGTATGAATTATTTTTGAATATGACATGTTCTATTTATTAATTTGTTGCGTCAATGTAGGTTAGAAGAGGATGTATAATACCTTCACCAAATCCACCACCCAAATTGATATCACCGAACCATACAATTTTACCTTTAACATCACTATTAAGATGTCCTAAACCTCCGTCCCACATGTGAACTATACTTAAATCACGACGCACATTTCGGGAAGCTAAAGGAATACCATTACTAAAGTTATTATTAATGGATGCATTGGCTTGAGTTGTTAACGAAAAACGTCGAACTTCTACTATTGGGTCGTCTTGCGTTCCACCACCATTACGTACCCTTTTGGTGTATGTACTTTCTCTCACTGCTCCTATGGCTTGCCCTTGAGGATGAGTGTCAAAACGAACAGCTCTACCGGTCATGTCGCCAGCGACAATCCAATCCGGCATATTCATATCATTAAGCGCATTAGTTGCTCCCGCTTTAATTCCTCCTAATTCGTAAATAATTTGCTCTATTCCAGGATTTTTTCGGTATATTCGTTCATGATCACTAAATATAAATAGTGTGCCTCCTCTTGTAATATAATTTTTTATAGTATTATATGTACCAAGCGGTATATCATCTGGACCGGTTGTTGAATCGTAAGGATGAGTAAAGGGCACCACTGCTACAACTCCGTATTCATTAGTATCTATAGTATTATTAAAATCTATCCATTCAGAAGCTTGAGTTGGACGTGGTTGATATACATCTACTAGTATATCATGTCTAACACCTTCTTTGAAATGATCGGAAATCACGTTCAGGTCACTTGCATGAGGAATATGATCTAAAATCAACACATCCATATCAAGTTTGTCAACTCCAGGTAAAAAGCTTCCAGTAGTATCTGAAGTAGCCAACGAAGCTTCATCGTAATACCAAAAACCGTTAATCACTACTTTACAAACTCCTTTAATTCCTGAATCAGGTGTAGCTCTACCAGGATGATTAGCTTTAAAGACAACCTTTGTTCCACTTACTGGAAGTTGAATTGATGCTGAACTTCCGCAATCATCGTCATTATTTACTCCGTGCGAACTTTGAATAATCCTAAAGCTTCCATCAGGATATTTAAATGATGTTTCAATAAAATTCTTTGAGAAATTTACTCCACCTCTACCACCACCAAAGGTATGTACTGTAGCATCAACTGCATAAACTCTAGCTACGTTCGCGGTCGAAAGACCACAGATATCAGCAATATCAAAAGAGAATTCAGTATTTTTTTCATAAGAACTATTCACAACATTGCCGCTAGCTGTACTAAATCGTGGAAGAACTGTTAAAACTCCTCCAGTTATTATATCATCAACATATTGTTTTGTTGCGGCGTGTTTAGGTGCAATAGGTTCATGTTCAATACTTACTTGACCATTCGGTGCAATACTTAAAGCTGTAGAAGGAGATCCATCACGATTAGAAATAACTAGGTTTTTATTACTCTTTTCTACTATCCAATGGTTATCAGCATCACCAATAACCATTTTAGTCTCTGATGCAATTCCACCTCTTGCGTATATATTACCAGCAGTATATGTATCACCGCTTTTTGATCTAATATGAAATACTTCTTTGTCAATAGAAGTAGAAGTGTTGTAGATTGATAAAGCGTGTTCATCATTATTATTATCAGTAACATCAAGGAATAAACCTCCGCCGTCAGTAGCGTGTGTAGCTGCTAACATTCCAGCAAAGTTTTTACCATGTGAATGATTTCCAGGTCCATCTGTTGGAATTGGATTACCTAACATAGATTTAAATCGAGATAGCGTACCTTTCTCAAATCCACCGAGATTTCCAGTTGCTTGAAAGACATCTGACTTTCCAATAGCAGTTAAACCACCTGTAGCAATTTGATTATCAACATATTGTTTATTAACAATTGCGACTGGATCAGATTCATCAACTACATTGACTTTACCTCCTTCAGGAATACCTATAGTACCATTACGATTAATAATGATCGATGCTCTTCCATTACCGTTAGCAGACTGAGGACCAAGTAACATCTGATCACTATGTTTATTTCTCCAAACTCCAAATCGTTTTGTTGCTCCATCAGCATTAGATAGAACAAGCTGTGGATAGCCATCGTTTTGTAAATATATGTAAGGTCCAGATGATCTTATATTACCAACAATATCAAGTGCTTGTTGAGGCTTAGTTGTACCAATGCCGAATCGACCTTGTTCATCGAATCGGGCCGATTCATTTACGAAATACGTATTATCATTAGTATCAGTTGCTCGTAAGAATGTAATCTGTCCTGTTGCATTAGCTCCTTCAATAAATTCGATAGCTGAAGATCCTCTTTGATTTGTTCCTTTTACATATGATTGAGATACTTCTTGAAGACGTGTTTGAAAGAAAAAGTTTCTATTGATTTCAATACCACCATTTGCCCAAATGTTTTCAACATCTTTACCATCTAAATCGATTGAAGGCTGTTGAAGAGTAGCGAGCAATGTTGACTTTACTCCTGAAAAACTTCCATCGATAGGAACATTCCCTTCAACATTGAATAAGTTAAAATCAACATTCCATCTTGGACTAAATGTTCCGGGCAAATCTTTTACTGCAACTGTATCACGCTTATTTGATGTTAATACTATTTCATTATTAACAACTACAACGAAAGCTAATCCAAAAGGTCCTCCAAGATTTTGTGCAGTTATACCTAATCTATCATTTCCAGTAATTTCAAAAGTGTGTATTCCAGTTTGCCGCCAATCATTTCCAGTTCCAATTACATTACTATTATGATAAAGTACATATTCATTGTCAGCAACAATATAAACTGTAGCTGTTTTTCCAACATTAGAATTTGTTGAGTCATCAGTTAATCGTAAATTACCTCCAACCATTGCAGAACCCTGATTAGTTGATAAGAAACCATGTGCTCTACTAGCTGCATCAAATTGATTAACTTGAATAGCTCCTCTAAATTGTGCTGATACACCGCTTTCGCTTCCACCTTTTACAAAAAGTTTTGTATTTGGAGAAGTTCCAGCACCACTATTACTACCAATATTTATTTTATTTGTAGTTATACTATTATTTGAATTAAACGTTAGCACATATGTGTCATCATAGTTACCAGTAGTTGTATTAAATTTCCTTGATCCAACACCCATACCACCACCAGCAGAATTGAATGCGTTAAACATCCATCCATGAGTAGTATTTTGAAGAGGTCTAAAACTGATTACTGCGTCGTTAGGAGCAAAAGCTACGTGACCAGCTTCTTTTGATGTCCCACCAATACATACAGCATAATCAGGTTTATCGACACCACCAACTCCAATTTTACCAAGTGTGTTTAGGTTACCACTAATTTGTGTGTCTTCATATAAATGTATTTTACTTGTTGTAAGATACATGATCTGATCTAAATCTGTAGGAGCATCGGCTATTGTATTATCACCAAGTTCAAATACCATTCCAGCCGTAGTACTATCAACCTGTGTTTCAATCCGAGCAGATGATCCACTTTTTCCAGGTTTGCCATATGCGTGATTAAATGCTACACTAGCATTACCGTATGCGTCGTTTCTAGTAAGAGCTATACTTCCTCTTCTAAGACCAGCCGTTATATTTCCAGTAGTTTGTATATCTCCATCTATATCGAGTGCTACAGCAGGAGCTGTTATTCCTATTCCAACTCTACCTGCACTTGTAATACGTAAACGTTCAGCTGAATTTCCTGAAGATTTTTCTCCAGTAAAGAATCGCATTGAGTTACCAGTATTATGGTATTGAATCGCTCCTGACTCATGACTACTATCGTCACCAAATGTTACAGCAGCATAGTTACTAACCTTTGATTGAATAGATATAATACTATTGTT